CCGTCAGGAGCGCCGGGCAGCAAAGGATGCGGCCGATGCGCTCGCGCCAATCGTTACCTGGGCGAGGGCGAACAGTTCAGTGACAGGTATGCTGGAACGGCTGCTTGGTGAAGTGCGTAAAATTGAGCGCCGTCAGGAAATCAGGGAGTATATTCCAAGAACCGATGTTTTGGAGGTGCGCAATGACAGTTGATTGGCTTTTTATTGGTTATTTACTCGGCTTTGTGACCGCTGCATGGCTTTGCCCGGCAGCTGACAGACTTTTCAGAAGGTGGAAAAAATAATGATGAATGTGCAATGTGATAAATGCGGAAAGTGGATTACACACGATACGGCTTTTTTCAGTACCATTGAGAAAGACGGTCTGAAAGTCCTGTATTTTTCCTGCCCCTTCTGCGGTGAAAAATACCACGTACATACAGAGAATGCTGAGATGCATGAGTTAATTGGGCGGCGGACTGCGGTGCAGACAATGATCAGGGTTGCCCGTGAGAAGAAACTCCGCAGGCAGACAATCAGAAAATACCAGCGCGAGCTGCAAAAGATTATTCAAAAGCAGAAGAAGCTGATGCCGGAGCTGAAGCGCCTTGGCGAAGCAATCCTGAAGGAAAGCAAAACGGAAGGATAACCGGAGGAATGCTGAAAAGGAAACAGACGGTTTCCCATCCGGCAGCTCTGCCGCCGCGCTGTGTCCGGGTGGGAGACATCGTAGCCCGCAGGCCTGAAACCTTTTCTGAATCGGTGAATGGAATTGCGGGGCCGATGAAAGGCACGGTAATTTTTGTTCATCCAAAGGGGCGTTTCCACGTGGTAGAATTCCCCGGCAAGCTCGCCGCAATCCGGGAGTCGTTCTGCGGTGTGTTATGGTAACGGTACGAAAGGCAGGGAGAATGTTTTAAAATGAAAAATAGTACATGCCGCGGCTGCGGCGCGAAAATCGTATGGGTAAAGACCGAGAAAGGGAAGCATATGCCGTGCGACCCGCAGCTGGTCCCCTACTGGGAGCGGCCGGGGGCGGCGGGCAAGGCGGTGCTGCAAATGAGCGGCCGTGTCGTGAGCTGCGACTTCGACGGGCCGCGTGAAGAAGTGACAGGCTTTGCCTATGTTTCACATTTCAGCACGTGCCCGCAGGCGCGGCAGTTCAGGCACAAGTAAAAGCACGGCAATACAAAAGGGAGTGAGCGGCATTGTCATTAAAGGAGTTATCGCGATACTACAGGTTACATATGCGGCTGGAACGGAATCAGGAAATACTGCGGTCGCTGGAAAATGCCGCCCACCCCGTGGCACAGGCGCTTACCGGTATGCCCCATGCATCCGGCGTTACGGATAAGGTCGGTGATCTCGCAGTTGAGATTGCCGACCTGAAAAACCGTATACAGGCCCTTGAAGCCGAGCTTGCCCGGGAAGAAACCCGGCTGAACAGTTTCATTTCGACCATCGAAAACGACCAGACCCGCACGATTTTCCGGCTGCGGTTTCTCCGGTGCCTGACGTGGGGCGAAGTCGCCGCCGTGATTGGCGGGCGGAATACGGAAAACAGTGTCAAGAGTATTTGCTACCGTTATCTTGGAAGTTGCAGCGGCGTGACGCGTGATGACGCTTGATGTTTCGCTCGCCTGTGTGCTATGCTATACTTGTAAAATCCTGAATAAGCCAAGCGACCTTCTTCCGGGGAGGTCGCTATTCTTTTGAGGAAGGGAGGTTCTGACGCTGCGTGTTTCTCCTTCGCGCGGTGGTCAAGCGTCATACCGGACGATTTGCCAGCGGACGGCATTGGCGACACATTTTAAGGAGGAAATGAACCATGCTCGCAAGAGTCATTCAGAAATTCAAAGAAAACCCGGTGTTCTATTATGCCATGAGCATTGCGGCATCGTGGGCCGGTGTCGGTTCCATGATGAACAGCATCACACTCACCCATACCTATGGGCTTATCCCGTCCATAATTTGGGGTTTTGGTAATTCCATAGCCTGTATGTTGTTTGGGCTGACCATCTGCTATCTCCCGGTCATGCGGCAGCTGATGCGTACCAGGGTCATGCAGTACAGCATTGGCGTGATGAGTATTTTCCAGCTGTGGATCAATATGAACGGCATCCGGGAAGTCTTCTCGGATACGCCGGTTGGCACAGCTGGCGGCACAATGATCGTCTATATGGTTTGCATCAGCTTTATTATCCTGCTGCTGCGGTTTGGCATGATCCGCAATGTATTGACGGACAGCGTATCGTGGTATTTGGTCTATGGCCTGATTTTCCTGCTGACGGTGCTTGCATTTTGGCAGTCCGGCGGCGCAGTTGTCCGCATATCCGCAGGAACCCAATGGGGGAATTTGAAGGTTGGCATTATAAAAGCCCTGCTCCTACTGCCAGGCCCCTTCACATACCCGTATTTTTATGAGCTGCTGGACTATAACGATTCCAATCGTGACCGGGCTCGTAAAATCAATATTACCGGTTCCTTCATCCTTGGAGGCACCCTGTTCGGTATTTATATGCTTTTCACCTATGCGCTTGCGATTGTGGAATTTAGCCCGCTGCTGAATCTATTGAAAGCTGTGCTGGTAAGCCTAATCGGCATCTCCACGCTGTCCACGTTCCTTTATTCTGAGTATATTGTCTTTGGTAAGAAACTGGGCCTGTTGCTTGCTGGTGCTGCCGTCCTATTCTGGCCGCAGCTGATCTCCCTGGGCGTGATGGGCGTTTGGACACTGATGGCAGAAATCCGGATTTATTTGATTGCTGTCCTTCTGATAATTGCCCTGACCAGGAAACTGGCCGTGCGGAAAAAGGGGGTGCAGTCATGAAAATCGTTCTCGGCAGAAAGCAGAAGTATACGTCGGACGAGCTGTGGCACGATGCCGTCGCGCACATCGAGCAGCTGATTAGCGCCGATGAATGCGAGACGTTCGCGGCAGCGGCCATCAATCGAATTACCGATGTAGCGGCTGGTAAAAATGCCGGTTATGCATGGAGCGGCGGCAAAGATTCCCTTGTACTGGCGGATCTGTGCCAGCGGGCAGGCGTGACGCAAAGCGCCTTATTCCTGACCAAGCTGGAATTTCCGGCCTTTGAATCGTGGCTGCTGGAAAACAAACCGGACGGCTGCGAGGTGCTCCGCTTTGACTTCGACCTGGACTATCTGGCCGCACACCCTGAACTGATTTTCCCAAAAGGGAAGGCAATGCAGCGGTGGAATGTCGTCATGCAGCGCAGATCGCAAATCACATATTACCGCAAGCGCAATCTGGAAATCCTGCTGACCGGCCACCGGCGCATCGATGGGAACGGCTGCGGCAAGGAGGGTTTCACCCGCCGTAAATCCGGCGAAACCATTTACGCGCCGCTTTATGACTGGCCGCATGAAGCTGTACTCGGCTATATTCATTATCACGGCATCCCCATGCCGCCGATTTATAACTGGCCAAGGGGCTATCGCAACGGCACGCATTTCTGGCCGTACCGCAGCTGCGACAGCAGGGCGGACGGCTGGCACGAGGTCTATCAGATTGACCCTTCTGTCGTGGAAGCCGCCGCCGGAAAGCTCCCCGAAGCGAAAGCATTTCTTGAGGGGGTGCGGTCATGAAGGTGATTTCCAAGCCGTTGTCTGAACTGCGTATGATAGAGAAAAACATCCGCCGCCACCCTGAGAAGCAGATAAAGGAATACGTCCGTTCCCTGAAAATGTTCGGGCAGGTCAAGCCGGTCGTCATTGACGAAACCGGACAGATCCTTGCAGGGAACGGGCTTTTTGAGGCCCTTCAAAGCATGGGTGCGGAAACGTGCCAGTGCTATGTGATGGAGGGCCTTTCGCCTGCGCAGAAGAAAAAGCTCATGCTGGCGGATAACCGCGTGTATGAGCTGGGGATCACGGATACGGCTGTTTTCGATGAAATCGTCAAAGAGCTGGAAGGTGATATTGATGTGCCCGGCTGGGATGCGGACCTGCTGGAAATGCTGAACGCCAGTATTGCGGATGCAAACAATATTGTCGAGAGCTACGGCGTTTATGATCCGTCCGAGGTGGAGGCCGTCACCGGCAGAGAGCGTTCCGCCACCGTGGATACAGCCCCGGCAGCTCCTGTGCACGAGGCGCAGCGGGCCGCAGGCTCCGCGCCTGTGCCACCGCAGGAACCGCATACCGTCATCTGTCCGAAATGTGGTGAGCAGATATGCCTGTAAGGACACTGCAAAGCACGCTAAACGTGCTGGAAGCGGCAAAGCAGCGCATTAAAAATGTATTCGCCAACGGCTGCAAGGTCTATCTGAGCTTTTCATCCGGCAAGGATTCCCTGTGCATGTCCTCCCTTACCTATGACCTGATCCGCAGCGGGGAAATCAACCCGAAACAGCTGACAGTTATTTTTGTCGATGAAGAAGGGCTTTATCCGTCCATGGTGGAGGCTGCCGAACGCTGGCGGCGTAATTTCCGGTCTGTCGGCGTGTCGTTTTTATGGCTGTGCCTGCCGTTCAAACAAGTGTCTGTCATTGACCATCTGTCCTCTTCCGAAAGCTGGATCACGTGGGAACCGGGCAAGGAACATCTCTGGATGCGTCGGCCTCCGGCCGACGCGGTTATGTCCAGCCCGTATCTGAAATATCCCGGGCAGATGAATTATCAGACCTTCTGTGAGCGAGCCTTTGCCGATGGGATTCAGATGGTCGGGTTACGGACGGCGGAGTCTGTGACACGGCTGCATACGATATCGCACGCCCGCCGGAATGCCGGTAAGTTTTACCCGATTTATGATTGGAAGGATTCCGACGTCTGGCTTTATATCAAGGAACGCGGGCTGGAATTCCCTGAAATCTATATGCGGCTGTATGAGGCAGGTGTGCGGAAGAACCACCTGCGGCTCTGTGCATTCTTTGGGGATTGCAGTACCCAGGGCCTGCGCTGGGTCGCCGAGACGGATAACGACCTTTGGCAGCGCATTGAAAAACGGGAACCAAATGCATATCTTGTCCTGCTTTACTGGGATAGTGAAATGTTCCGGCGCTCCACCCATCAGCGCCGCAAACTGGAATCGGCTGCGGAGCAGAAAAATTACTGCGCCCTGTGCAAAGACATCCTGTTTCTCAACACGGAGAAATACACCATTGCCAGCGATACCAAAAAGCGTCTTGGCAACTGGCGAAGCCTTTTCCTTAAGACCTATGGCGTTGCCACAGAGCGGCATTACAAACGTATGTATGAAGGGCTGCTGTACGGCGACCCCAAATCGCGTATCCTGCGCATTCTCTGGACAATGATTTATACCGATTACAACACGAAGACGAAGGAGCCGAAGCAATGAGCGAGATGGATTTATTTGCGCCGCTGACATCCCTGCAATGGGTGAATCGTGAGCTGCTGCGCGCTAATGGGTACAACCCCAACAAGGTCAGCGAGGATAACCTGAAACTGCTCACACAATCCATCCTGACCAATGGCTGGACACTGCCCATTGTGACGCGGCCGGACTTCACAATTATTGACGGCTTCCATCGATGGACAGTCGCGGGGCGGGAACCCTTGAAGACCAAACTCGGCGGCAAGGTGCCTGTTGTTATCGTAGACCACAAAGGGAATGAAACCGAGGACGTATACGGTACGATCACCCATAACCGCGCAGGCGGCACGCATCTGCTCGAACCGATGAAAGCGATTGTCAAGCGGCTGCTGGATGAAGGAAAGACGGTGTCCGAGATTGGCAGGCAGCTTGGCATGAAGCCCGAAGAGGTGTTCCGGCTTTCCGGCTTCACGCGTGAGGACTTCCTTGCACTGATGACCCGTGGGCATGACAGCTACAGCAAAGCCGTTGTATATACGCATATATGACAGCCCGTTCCTGGCCATAAGCGCGGCGCTGGACGCATTCGGATACAGGCCTATAACCTTTATATTCCGGTGCAGCAAAAGCCGCAGAGGGGACGGCAGGCCGCCGCATGTGCAAAAAGGTACTGTGACGGCCCCACCCCTCCGCCTGCGGGCGCGACGACCCCGAGATTCGCGTAGTTAGTGAAAAAATTTTTTCCGGCAGTTCCGTTCCGCTTTCGGTGCTGCCGGGGAAAGGAGATTGATTTTCATGGAAAACGGTAAAATCACAGCCGATATGGAGGTCAGCACGTCCGAACTGGCCTGTATCCTGGGGGTATCCGGGCGATATATCCGGCGGCTGGCAGAGGACGGACAACTGAAAAAGGCCTCTAAAGGAAGATTCAAACTGTGCGATTCCGTCCAAAAATACATTGACCTGCAATCGAAAAATGAGAAAACAGACGAAGCCGACTTGAAACTGGAAAAGGCACGGCGCACGGCCGAGGCAACGCTCAAGGCTTCCAAAGCGCAGATTGCGAAAATGGAGGTGGAAGAGCTGCAAGGCAAGCGGCACCGCAGCGAGGACGTTGCCGCTATGACCGAGGATTTGATTTATACCATCCGCGGCGCATTGCTGGCGCTCCCCGGACGGCTTGCTGTAGACGCTTCCACTGCGAAATCGCCCAACGAGGCGGCGGAAATCATCCGTAAAGAGGTGCACGCCGTCATGCAGGATTTATCCGAGTACCGTTATGACCCGAAAAAATATGAGGAACGTGTACGGGCGCGGCATAATTTTGAGATTTACGGGGAGGCGGATTCCGGCGATGAAGCGATCTGAAACAAATGCCCTGAACGCGGTAGTTGCAAGGGTGCTCGCGGGGATGAAGCCGCCGGACGACCTGACCGTGACCCAATGGGCGGAGAAAAAGCGGCGGCTATCCACCGAAAGCAGCGCCGAACCCGGCCCGTGGAAGACCAGACGCACGCCGTACCTCCGGGAAGTAATGGACAGCTTCACCGATCCGAGGATACGGCGGATTGTCATGGTTGCGGCTTCCCAGGTTGGCAAGTCGGAATTTGAAATGAACGTCATCGGCTACATTATGGATGAAGACCCCGGAAGTATCCTCTTCATCCATCCGACTACGATTGACGCGAAGGAATTTTCCAAGCTGCGGATTGCGCCTATGATTCGTGACTGCCCCACGCTGCGCCGGAAGGTGTCCGCACCCAAGAGCCGCGACAGCGGCAATACGGTCCTGCAAAAGACCTATCCGGGCGGTATCCTGACGCTGTGCGGCTCGACCGAAGCCCATGCCCTGTGCTCCAAGCCCATTCGTTACGTGATTGGCGATGAACGTGACCGCTGGGCGGTTTCCGCAGGCAAAGAGGGCGACCCGTGGGAACTGGCAATGGCCCGTCAGACCACCTTTTACAATGCGAAAGCGGTCGAGGTCAGCACCCCGACTATTAAGAATGCCAGCGCCATCGAGGCATCCTACGGCGAGGGCACAATGGAGCATTGGAAATCCCAGTGCCCCCACTGCGGACAGTTCCACGAAATCCAGTGGGAAGATATCCATTACGAATATGAGGAAAGCATTGTCAATCAGCGCAGGGTGTTCAAAATCACAAAGATATGGTATACCTGCCCGGAATGCGCCGCCATATCCGATGAAGCGACAATGAAGCGCCAGCCAGCCCGCTGGGAAGCGGACAATCCTGCCGCGTATGCGGATGGCGTGCGTTCTTTCTGGCTGAATGCCTTTGTCAGCCAGTGGGCAAGTTGGGAATCTATTATTCTCAAGCATCTGAAAGCAACCGGGAATTCCCGGAAAATGCAGGTTGTTTATAATACCTGTTTCGGCCTGCTGTGGGAGGATCGGGGCGATTTGGAGGATGAGGGCAGCATGCTTTCCCGCCGGGAGGACTACGGCACACGCGGGGACGGCAGTCCTATCGAGCTGCCGGACGGCGTTTTTGTGCTGACCTGCGGCGTGGATACCCAAAACGACCGCTTAGAATATGAGGTGCTGGGCCACGGCCACCTTGGAGAAACCTGGGGGATTCGTTACGGCATTATCCGGGGCCGCCCTGACGATGCCGAAACGTGGCAGCAGCTGGACGATGTGCTCGATCATATTTACCGTTTTTCGGATGGCTTGGGACTGAAAATCAGCATGGCTTTTGTGGATGAGGGCGGACATTTCACACAGGATGTACGTTTTCAGTGCCGGGAACGTATCGGAAAAAAGGTTTTCTGCATTAAGGGTTTATCTGGACTGGACCGGCCGTATACCGCTCCGCCGAAACAGATGAAGATCGTAATCAATCAGAGGGTAATCGGCATGTGCTGGCAGTATCAGCTTGGCGTAGACTCCGGAAAGCAGCTGATTATGGACAATCTGAAAGTAAAGAAACCCGGTTCAAAATACTGTCATTTTCCAAAGAGGGATGACTATGGGCCGGGCTACTTTGCCGGGCTGCTGTCCGAGCGGCTGGAACATGACCCAGCGAAAAGGCAGCCGTGGGTATGGAAGAAGATCCCCGGACATGACCGCAATGAGGCGCTGGACTGCCGTAACTATGCGCTGGCGGCGTTCAAAGCCCTGCCTGCGAATCTGGAGGAAATCGACCGGCGGCTGAAAATCGCCCGTGGGAGAGCGGTTCCGGCGGACAATACGGCGGCGCAGGCGGAAATCCAGCCCGCAAAGCGTACCGGCGCCCGGAAACAGGGCTCCGCGCTGGACAGATATTATGATGATTGGTAAGGTGATTTTATGGCAGACAGAACCGAGCTGCGGGCGCGGCTTGCCTTTTGGCAGGAGGCGCTTGCAAAGCTGCGCAAGGCATACCTTGCCCTGTTGGACGGCGGCGTAAAAAGCTACCGCCTGGACGATATGGAGCTGACACGGCTGGATTTGAGTTCACTCAACAAGCGTATTGAGGAAGCGGAAGCCAAAGTGGACGAACTGACCGCCCTGCTGGAAGGGCAAGGCCCACGCCGGGCGTTCGCTGTGCTTCCACGCGACTTGTAGGTGGGCAAATATGTATCAGGACAAAAGAACCGGACTGCTCCTGCCAGACAGTGCCCGCCCAAAGGCGAGCGGCTACAGCGACGCCGGGGCCAGCCTGATCCGCCGGGCGCTGAAAGGGTTCCAGGCGCGGAGCGGTTCGCCGAACGAGGATATCAACTGGAATACCGCGACACTCCGCCAGCGTGGCCGGATGCTTTACATGGGAGCGCCGCTTGCGACCTCCGCCGTAAATACAAACCGCACGAAAGTGGTTGGTGTTGGCTTATCTTTGAAAAGCGCGGTAAACCGGGAGCTTTTAGGGCTGTCCCCGAAATCCGCCAAGGAATGGCAGAAGCGGACAGAAGCCGAGTTCCGGCTTTGGGCGGGCCGCAAACAGTATTGTGACGCAATCGGGATGAATAATTTTGATTCCCTGCAACAGCTTGCCCTTGTATCCTGGCTGATGTCGGGGGATGTATTCGCGGTGCTGAAACGCTATCCGGTTACACGGAACAGCCCCTATTCCCTGCGTATCCATTTGGTGGAAGCCGACCGCGTCAGCACGCCGGATACCATGGGCGGGCTGACCGGCTGGCCCGGCATTACCGATGGCCGGAATGACCAGACCGGGAACCAGATATTTGACGGCGTAGAAGTTGACGGGAACGGCATGGTCGTTGCCTATCACATCCGCAATACATACCCGTGGCAGCTCACCTTTGCCGAATCTACGGTATGGGCGCGTGTAGAGGCCTACGGGAAGCGGCTGGGCCTGCCCAATATCCTGCATATTATGAGCAGCGAGCGCCCGGACCAGTACCGGGGCGTGACCTATCTGGCACAGGTGATCGAGCCGCTTTTGCAGCTGCGCCGCTATACCGAATCCGAGCTGATGGCAGCGCTGATACAGAGCTTTTTTACCGCATGGATCGTCACAAAGACGGACCCAAGCGGTCTGCCGTTCAACCAAATAGGGGATGGTATCGCGGGCGTACCGGGCGCAAATCCCGCAGCGCATAAAACCCCATTTGACCCGAATGAGTATCAAATGGGGCCGGGTGAAGTGTTTCATTTGCCGCCGGGGGAAAGCATTGAATTCGGCAATCCCAATATCCCGACTGCGGGATTTGAGGCGTTTGTAAAGACGTTCTGTAAGCTGATCGGCGCGGGCTTGGGCATTCCCTATGACGTGCTTATCAAGGAATATAACTCCTCTTATTCGTCCGCGCGTGCCGCGCTGCTGGACGCATGGGAGGAGTTTCGTATGCGCCGGGTGTGGTTTGTGGATGATTTTTGCCAGCCGGTTTATGAGGTTTGGCTTTCGGAAGCCGTAGCCCGGGGACGTATCAAAGCGCCGGGCTTTTTTGATGACCCGCTGATCCGTGCCGCATGGTGCGGGGCGCGGTGGATCGGGCCGGTACAGGGCAGCCTTGACCCGCTCAAGGAAGTGAAAGCGGCAGTCCTGCAAATCCAGCACGGATTAAAGACCCACGAGCAGGTCACGCGTGAAACCGGCGGGGGCGACTGGGATGAAAACGTGGAGCAGCTGGCCGCAGAGAATGCCAGGCTGGCAGCGGCGGGCGGCGGCGGAATCCGCATGGAGGTTGACCCGAACGAAAAGGATGAGAACGAAGGGGGAGAAAATGAGTGAGTATTTGGGATAAATTCCGTGGAAAGGCCAGGCCGGAGGCCCGGGGTGCGCCGGAGCGGTGCTATGCAATGTCCATGCAAAGTGACGGCAGTGCGGAAATCACGATGTATGGGGAGGTTGTCAAAACCCATCCAACGCACTGGTGGACGGGGAAGCTGTTGGAGGGCGATTATATTGCGCAGGATGATTTTCTGCGTGATTTGGAAAACCTGTCTGGCGCAAGGTTTCTCACGATCCGGATGGACAGTGTCGGCGGGGATGCACTGGTTGGCATGGTGATCCATAACCGGCTGCGGGAGCTGTCCGGGAAGAGCGTGCGGCTGACTTGTATTGTGGACGGCGCGGCAATGTCCGCAGCGTCCATGATCATGTGCGCCTGCGATATTGTGAAAATCAACCCTTCCAGTCTCGTGATGGTGCACCGGTGCTGGAGCTCGCTTTGGGGCAGCTACAACGCGGACGACCTGCGGGAAATTACCGCAAAGCACGATGCTTATGACCGGGCGGCAGTGGCGGCATATCAGCGCCGGACAAAACTTTCCGAAGAAGAACTGCTGCGCATGATGAGTGAAACCACTTATTTGACCGGTGCGGAAGCGGTTGAAAAGGGCTTTGCAGATGAGCTGATTCAAGATGCGGAACCGCTTGAAATTGCCGCCAGTGCCGATGGCCGCTTTCTGCTGGCTGGCGGGCGGCGGCTGCATCTTGCACCGGGGATGATTGCCCCTGGTATGCTTCCCGTAGCTGGGACAGAGACACAAGCACCGGCGCAGTCCGGTGAAGAGGATGGAGGAAATACGATGGCAAAAAACCTTGAAGAACTGCGGCAGGAAAACCCCGTGCTTGCGGCGCAGCTGATGGCGGAAGCGCAGGCTTCTGTTCTTGCGTTTGGAGCAGCACCTATTCCCGGTACGCCCGCCGAGTCTGCGGTACCTGCATTGCAGACGGCCCCGGCGGCGCAGGATTCCGGCACGCCGGATCAGGTGCAGGTCGAACGACTGCGGCTTCAGGAAATTGATAAACTTGCGGGCCTGTTCGATGCGGAAACCATTAACGCCGCCAAATACGGCGAGCATCCCTGTACTGCACAGGAAATGGTCTATCAGGCGGCGCAAAAGGCCGCGCAGCAGGGGCGGCAATTCCTGGCCGCATTGGAGGCGGACACGGCTGCATCCGGGGTGCAGGGCGTAAACGCAGCCGACGGCGCGGGCGGCGGCGCTACCAGCGGGGCAGAAACCCCGCAGATGATTGCCGCGCAGGCCAAAGCGGACGCAAGGGCATTCAATGAACGGAAAAAGGAGGTCAGATAATCATGCATGAAAATCTGGTGCGTAAGGTTGGCGGGCGCGGACAGGATAACCTGATTGCAGGGCTGTTCCCCCGCGCCTTTACTACGGGCATAAAAATTGCGGCCGGGGCTGGTATGTTGGAGCGCGGCACAGTGCTGTCCGCCAAAGAGGACGGGACCTGTGAAACCATGGCGGCAGGCGGAAGCCCGGCCTATATCCTGGCGGCCCCTGTGGATGCTTCCGGGACGGCGGCTGTAGCCGCTGTTGCCTACCGCAGCGGGAATTTCAATCCCCGTGCGGTCATGGTTCATGAGGGCTATGCCCTGACCGCTGCCGATAAGGATACACTGCGCAAATACGATATCATTTTTACGGATATGTTGGAGGACTGAGCAATGGACATTTATGATACTTTGTACATGCTGGCAGCGATTGAGGAGCTGACCCCCGAACCGACTTTTTTCAAGCGGCGCTACTTCCCTACTGACTTGGCGTCGGATGTGTTCGGTACATCCAAGGTGCTGGCCGATTACAAGGAAGGGAGCCGGAAGGCTGCGCCTTTTGTAGTCCCCAGAATTGGCGCGCTGCCTGTTGGACGCAGCGGATTCAGCACCTACGAGCTGGAGCCGGGTAACATTGCGATTTCCAAACCGCTGACGATTGACCAGCTGACCCGGCGCGGCTTCGGAGAAAGCATTATGAGCACGGTCACCCCGGAAATGCGTGCCCGCCGTCTGCTGATGGGCGACCTGAGCGACCTGTCCGCGCGGGTATCCCGTACCGAGGAATGGCTTGCCTGTGAAACCATGCTGAATAATGGCTGTATCATGCGCCACCAGACCGATAACCCGGAGATTTACGAGGATATTCCGGTTACGTTTTATGAGGGCGAAAACAACCCGGCCCTCTTCACCCCCGCCGCAAAATGGGAGCATGGGGCGGACGAACATACTCCGGGAAATTGGTATTATGACATTATCCAGATGGTGAAAATGCTGACCCGGCGCGGGAAAGCCGCTACGGATTTGGTTGTTTCCAATGACGTTGGCAACTTCCTGATGGAAGACCCATGGATTCAGTATATGATGGACAACCGCCGTGCGGATTACGGCGCAATCAATCCTGATGCGCTGACCGAATATGTAGTTTCTCTGGGACGGTTTAATTTCGGTGGCCGGAGGCTGGAAATCTTCGTCAATGACGGGACTTTTGAAGACCAGGACGGGAAGGATACCCCATTCTTAGAGGAAGGAAGTGCGGTTGTTACGGCTCCAAACTGCGGCAAGGGCCTGTACGGCGCAGTGACACAGAAGGAAATGGACAATCAGTGGCATACGCATGCAGGGATGCGTGTTCCGAACCGGATTTCAACCATCAAACCGCCTGCCGATGAGACGATTGTTTCCTGCCGTCCGCTGTTCGCGCCGAAAACGGTCAGCCCGTGGACAGCTGCGAAGAAAGTATTCGCTGCAGCCTGATTGAAAGGAGGATATTATGATTTGGATCAAATGCGGCACCTGCGGCACATCGCAGGGCTATAAAACCGCAGCGGACGGTAAGCTCACGCTTTCCCGGGAGGAAGAGGCGCGGCTTGTCGCACGCGGCGTGGCGGACTATGTGACACGTCCTATTCTCAATGCCGTTCCGGACGCAGGAACGCCCGCAGGAGACATGGAGGAGGACGGGCAGGGTATACCATTGCCTGACAGCGAAAATGCAGCAGAGGGCATGGCAGAGGATGGCGGCAATATTCCCGCGTACAGCATGGATATGAAAGCGGATTCCCTGCGCTCACTGATGAAACAGCATGACATCCCGTGCCGGGTCGGGATGTCCAAGGCGGAAATGGTCGCCGCGCTGGACGCGGTTTTCCATCCTGCCGCCGAAGATCGTGAGGAAACCGCAGCAGACGGCGAGGCCCCGCCGGAGCTGGATGCAGAGGGGCCGGTTATATGAGCTTCAGGGATATCGTCACCGCCGATATACACAATGTGTTCCTGAACCCGGGCGAGTTTGCAGAAATCCGAACTATTGAATACGACGGGGAGCGTTACGAGG